ACTTCGCGTTGTAGAAAAAAAACTCAGTGAGGTTGAAGATAACTTAAACCGTATTTTACGAGAATTTAAACGACGTGAAGATATTGCGGAATCTAAAACAATGATTGGTGAAAAAGAGAAAAATATTGATGGTTTTAATTTATTAACCGAAGATGAACTGTCTGTTATCGCGAAAAACATGAATAAAACAGATTATAGGAAATATGGTGTAAACTATCCAAGATGGTTGGATTTAGAAAACATTATTAAAACGGTTGTTGAGATGAAAAAACGCTATCCAAAATTTACATTGACAAATTTAGATATTGGTGGACAGATTGATATGTTGCCGCCTCAAACATTTTATAAATACGAGTTTACGGATGAGTATGATTGTACGTTCAAAACTTGAGGTTTATAAAAAGGCACATTTTTATTTTGCAGTAATGCTTGAAATATACATTATGATCATAGTACAAATATGAAACAAATATGTTATTAATAATATATATTTTTTATTATTAATTCTATGTAAATAATATCTTATTTTGTATATTATTATTCCAAATATTGAAGTAGACAAAATTACATAAAAATGTGTATTATCAACATATAAATACGTATATATGGTTGATTTTCCTATAGCAGTCACAAAAGATATGTTTTTTGTATTTTCAATTGATTTATATTTTTTATATTCATAAATAAGACATAAACAGTATATAATATTTATATAAATATTATTTATATAGCTGGCGCATAGTAGAAAAATAGCAAGGTAGTCAAGTAATAAAAATATATTTTTATATTCGGTAGCGTTGCATAAAAAAGAAGCAACCATTAAAAAAACATTAGATATTTTCCAAAAAAATAAATTACTGCTATAGAACGCCTTTATAGTTGAAATTAAAAAAATTAATGATGATGATCCTTTAATAAAATATGTAAGAAGCATTATTTTACACTTTAAATAATTTAATAATTTTTCTTTAATATTATTTCTTTATTATTTGACCAGTAGCAACCCTATTATTTTTAACGTTTATACCTTTGTACGTGTAAAATGCACATTTCCATAAAATAACGTTATTCTAAACGATCTAAAAATATGTTTTTAAAATTACTATTCATGGAGTGTATATTATATCCAGAACAATATAAAATTATTTATAATGTATCATTTTTATCAATTGGCTCTTTTATATATGCAGTATATAATGGTTATTATTACCTATCTATTTGTCCAGGTGGTGTATTTTTAACGTCTATAAATTATTGGATACGTCCAGATTATTCTTGGAGGCGTTATCTAGATATGACCTATGTTAAATTGGCATTTATCTATCAAGTATATAAAGCATATAGGTCTGAATATATGGTTTATTATTATTTGCTTATGTTTGTTGCCGTTAGTATGTATCCATTGGGCATTTATTACTATAAAAAAAGACTTTTTTGGCATTCTACTTATGTACATTGCGCGTTGCATATAATTTCTAATATTGCTAACATAGTTTTATATTCTGGGCGAATTGCGGTTTAAATGAGAATAAAAACGCTCTAGTATAATTCCTTTTTATTTTTTCGGCTTTTATTTTTGTAAGGATTCAAAACTTGAGATTTATAAAGAAAGCAAATTATTATAATATTATAATGTATTATTATAATAATAATAAATGCTAGATTTGTTTAATGAAATTACGTATACGCAAGCTGATATGGTTAAATCGTTTGCTGTATTTTTAATGATAATTTTCGCAGCACGCATCGGCGATAGTTTAATAAATTGTGAACAGTTAGTATTTTTAGAAAAAAGTAAGTGGTTTAACCTGACGGCATCATTTTTTTTATTTTATTTTTTAGTTACTATTTTTTCAAATACTGGTAATTTTGAACACATAACTCCTATTGTAAAATTTGTATATTCTATCGTATATTTTTTGGTTTTTATCATTGTAATGCGTTTAGATATGAGAGTATCATTCTTTGTATTTGTATTAATATTCACAATTTATTTTATTGAATTGAATAAAGATTATTATTTAGATGATAAGAATAAAACCTATACTAACAAATATTTAATATCCATAAATTGGCCATTTAAACTAGAGCTAATACCAATAAATAAGGAGTTTTTGTCTGTATTAAATAAAATAGAAAATGTATTGTATTATATTATTTTGTTGTTATTAGTTTTAGGTTTTATATCATATGGAGGTGAAATAAAAGATACTGTTAAATCATCGAAGTTAACATGGGTTGATGTTATAACTGATACCAAATTTTGTAAAATTAAAGATAGAAAAGGTTTTTGGCATTATTTTAAAATGGGACTAGGATTGAAATTATAACTGTCTATGATTTTACGTTATTTACGCAGATAATCTAATAATCCTTTTTTCCTTTTCGTTTTCGTTTTATTTTTCCTTTTCATCCCTTTATTACTTCTCGTTTTTTTAGGTTTTTCAGTTTTGCTATTATTATCATCTTCATTGTTAGTATCTAATGGTCTATATCGTAAAAACCATTCTTCATACTCTGGATCATTTTTCTTACCTTTTAATTCTGTGAATTTTTCCGCCTTTTCAGCTCGCATTTCTTCCACTGTTTCTTGATGACCCATACAGTTAATACTAAAACGTTTTAATAACCCTTTCTGAGCTAATCTGTTTTTTTCTTGTACCTCAAATAAATAATTAGCCATACATAATATACGGTCCTTATCATAATATGGTCTATTAGAATATAAAAATGCTAACCAAAAACTGAGCATCGTATCAATCGTTGCAACCTTAACATCGTAGCCTCCCTCTTTAATTATATTATAACTGTGACATGCCAATGGTTCATATATAAAAGCAATTGTATCATTTCCAACACTAATTTCGTAATGGGGAGCAATAATTTCTCCAACTCCTGGTCTTTTAATTATCTTAACATTTTTTATATCAATATCTTCTAATCGTTCCTTTACTATTTGTGCAGTAAGCATCGGCTCTTCTGAAAGAACATCAAAATCTGGTATTTTTTGTAGCTTGTGTTGTAATTGTTTGGGCATATAATGCGAATACATTGATAACGCATATCCACCAAAAAATACAACTCCCTGGTCAATTAGAGTATGTTTAACATTATCGTAAATAGTGTTTGCCTGTTTTTCATCTGCCATTTGTCTTTGAAAATCAATTGTAGCACATTGTTTTCCCATAAGAGGATAATGTTTATTTAAAAGAGTTAAACGCTTTAAAACCTTTTCCCATCTCGACACATCTCCGGCAGGGCGTGATAATTCTAAATACATTCCCATACGAAGTAGATTTGGCGGAGAATGTAGTATTCCCGCTATCTTAATTGACTCATTTTTAATAGCCATAAATAATTCCTTAGGTATTTGAGTAATGTCTGCCACGGGAATAAAATTAACATATACCTTATATGTTCCATGATGTTGTCCGGATTTAGCCTCAACCTCTTGAAACCCATTTTCAATATAAATATCAACAAGTTCTTTAGCATCATTTAACGCATTCGGGCTGTAAAAATCGTAGTCAGGTATTTCAATATTTTTGTCATAGAATTGGTCTTGTTTTGGTAGAACTGAGTTAATCGAAATCCCTCCATAACACACTAATTGTTTTTTTCTTAAAAATTGTTCTACAATACCAATTATACGTTTGACTTCTGGAGAATTCGCAACTTGTCTGCCTTGTCGTTCTTCAGCTTTATCGACCGCAGTTCTTAAAATGGCTAACTCACAATCACTAAATGTTAACCCTTTACAGAGATCATTATTTTTAGTCATTTATATATATATATATATACCTTTAAAAAAGGTATAACCAACAAATTTAAATATACCTTTTCTTAAACGTGTAAAAAAAAGTGTATCTAAATGTTAAATTTATAAAAATCAGATTGAACGGTTTTTGTAGCATACGACAATTTTGGTTTTTGTGGAGGTGGTAAAGGAATGGTAACAGGGATATACCGTAGCTTTTCAGGCTTCAAAACAAAAGCGTGTCCGTTCTCATCAAAAAATGAATTGTTTTCTTCAACATTTGTTTCTATTAATGGGTATCTCATTCCTATCATTTGACAACCCATTTCTCTCATTACTATAGCACTAGGATTATCAGGATTAGACCCTTTGTCAGGCATACCAATTGTCATGTTTTGTTTATTGTATTCAATCAGTTCATTCATGTCAGGCGTATATTTAATGTCATAATAAGGTAAAGCACGCATAAATACAGAGTTGCTTGTCATATTTACATATTCGTAAAATTCAGGACATTCTAAGAATGATGTGTTACTTCTATCTACAATTAAAACCACCTTTCCCATTATATCCCTTAATTTTACATTTCCCATATTTGTTCCTTGGCATTCATAACTGTAAGAATCACCTAGCATTAAAGCATTGAATCCTTTTAATATTTCAGCAAATCTTTTATACATGTCTTGGTTTGTACTTTTAATGCGAAGATGAATTATAATAGGATCCAATGGATTTGGACTAGTAGAACTAGCAAACGCATAATCTCGAATAATAGCCATAATATCAGCAAAATTAATGTAATTAAATGTCTCTTTAATGTAATAACTATCACTTGTAGATGTTGCCACAACCGGCTCATTGTCTATAGAAAATATTTCAAAGTCAAGACCTCTAACACCTTGTTTTAATATATTTTTCAATATACAAGTGTCAACATAATCGTTTTTATAATTTCCACCACTACAACAATTATAAGCGGATTTAATATAATAATCTTTAAATGTATGCCCATAATCCCCTAAAGATTTGTCAATTGAAGTTATTGTCGTACGTAACTCTCCATAATTAGCATTCATATTACTACATTCGCGTTTTTTCAATGATCGATAATAAAAATAATATAAGATTGTTATTAATATGATTAATGATGTAACGACTACAATTAGCAATATAAATGTCGACTCTTTCATTTCTTTAACAGATTTAAATGCGTTATTAATTGATTCATTAACAATTTGTCCAGCGTTTTTTGTAGGTTCTTCCATAATACTATTATAATACTATAATAAATAAATTATTGTATTAAGAATTTGTCCTAAAATGAGATTTTGTTTTACGTTTTAACTATATATACGAATAAAGAATTAAATATAATGTTATAATATAAAAAAACATGCCTGGTGGCTTAATGAATCTTGTTAGTTTGGGGCAACAAAATATTGTTCTAAATGGCAACCCAAGTAAATCTTTTTTTAAATCAACATATCATCAATATACTAATTTTGGACTTCAAAAGTTTCGTGTAGATTATGAGGGCTCAAAAACATTGCGGCTTTCAGAGGAATCAAGTTTTACATTTAAAATCCCCCGTTATGCCGATTTATTAATGGACTGTTATTTGACAGTAGCTATGCCTAATATCTGGAGCCCAATTCTTCCACCTCAACAAGTAACGGATGAAAGCAGTGCCCAAGGTTTAGGTAATATCGAACAATGGGCACCATATGAATTCAAATGGATTGAAAATCTTGGAGCAAAAATGATATCAAAAATATCTATCACATGTGGTAATTATACATTACAAGAATACTCTGGAGATTATTTATTAGCAGCAGTTCAAAGAGATTTTAGTGAGACCAAAAAAGCATTATTCGATAAAATGATTGGTAATATTCCAGAACTAAATAACCCAGCAAATGCGAACTCTCGTATTAACTCATATCCTAATGCTTACTATACAGGCGATCTTGCTGGCCCAGAACCATCCATTAGGGGTAGAAACCTATACATTCCTTTAAATAATTGGTTTGGACTTAAATCACAAATGGCCTTTCCATTAACTTCATTACAATACAATGAGTTACATATAAATGTCACATTTAGACCAATAAATCAACTATTTGTTATCCGTGATGTATTCGATGCGACCTATAATTATCCTTATATTGCCCCTAATTTTAATTCTTGGTATATGCAATTTTATCGTTTCGTACAGCCACCTCCTGATGTATGTATTGATATTGCTTCATATACCGATCAAAGAGGATTATGGAATTCCGATATACATTTAAATTGTACTTATTGTTTTTTATCCAATGAAGAAGAACGACTATTTGCTTTACAGGAACAAAAATATTTAATTAAGCAAGTACATGAAACCAGATACCCAAATGTTACTGGACCGAATAGAGTTACATTAGATTCATTAGGTATGGTATCTAATTGGTTGTTCTATTTCCAAAGAAGTGATGCTAATTTAAGAAACGAATGGTCTAATTACACGAATTGGCCATATAACTATTTACCTATTAATGTTATTCAAGCTCCAACATCTGGAACATATACGATTTATCGTAGTCAAAACGGAGTTTTAATACCAGTTCTTATTGGTCCAGGTGTTAATCCTGATGGTAATTTAACTGGTTTGTTAATAAGTCCTACATATAATCCTCAAAATGATAAAAATATTTTAGTAGCGATGGGAATTCTATTAGATGGGGCGTATAGAGAAAATATACAGGAGGTCGGTGTATTCGATTATGTAGAAAAATATATAAGAACTGCTGGAAATGCCCCTGATGGATTAT